GTTGCTCCTGAACGAAGGGAGCGGGGTTTGGCGGGTGGCCTCGCACTATCAGGCGGACGGCCTCCTGATTGCCACGCAGGACAGCCGCACCAATACCAGCGATGTGCCTTTGACGGTACGCTCGACCACCAGCGGCACACCAGCGGCGGGGATGGGCACCGACATTCTCCTGCAAGCGGAGAGCGCCGACGAAGCGCCGTCGGATGTGGTGCAGATCGGCGGGACGTTTAGCGATGTGGGATCAGGCACCGAAGATAGCTACTTCCGCGTGCTGTTGCGGGTGGCGGGCGCGGCCTTAACGGAATGCTGGCGCTGGGCGGCAACCGGCGCTTACAAGGGCATCTTCACGCATGCGAACAGCGCAGACCGGACTTATACGCTCCCGAACTGGGACTGGAATTTCATTCAAGGGCTGATCTATGCCGCGCCGTCATCCATCGGCTCCGGTTCAACGAGAACGCAAGAAACCTTTTCCTCCGCGACCGGCAATTTAAGCGGCATCCATTTCTACACAGGTGATTTCACCTTGAACAGCGCCCATACCTTGACCATCCCTGCGGGAAGCGGTCATCTCGTCATTGCGTGTACGGGCACTCTCACCATCAACGGGACGATTACGGGGGTTGGCGGGGGGTTACTGGCTGGGCCTTCGACGGGGGCTGATTCTGTTGGATCGAACGGGACCTCTCAACCCGGCGGCGGCGGCGGGGGGAACAGTTCCCCTGCTAATGGCTTCGCTGGAGGAGGAGCTATTCTGCATGGACTCACCATACAGGCTGGTGGAGCTGGGGGCGTTGGGGCTGCGGGGACTGCGGGGACGCAAATTACAGGGAGTTCAAACAAGTTCCTTTTATCCCCCTATGTTGATCTTGGAGGCGCGACTGGCGGAAGCGGCATAAACGGTGGGTCTGGTGGTTCTGGCGGGCGAGGCGGGGCTTCGATTGCTTTGATCGCTCCAACTGTTGTGCTGGCCGCGACTGCTACATTCAATACATCGGGGTCTGCTGGTGGCAACGGGGCCGTTAACGGTGATGGCGGCGGCGGTGGGGGTGGAGCAGGAAACCTGTATGTCGTCACACGCTCCTTTACCGATAGCGGAGCCACGATCACGTTAAGCGGCGGAGCTGGTGGATCTGGCAGCGGCATCGGCTATGCGGGCGCTGCCGGAGCAGCGGGCGTGAAACAAATCATGATTTACGCATAAGGAACCATTATGTCGGCAACCGCACAGTTCCATTCCTTCGGACCCTTTCACGATAACAACGGCGATCTGATTACCGCGCCGAGGATCTACCACTATATCGTGGGGAGCGCCACGCTGAAAGATGGCTGGACGACGAGGGATAAAGCGCAAACCATCGCCCAGCCGCTTGTGGGGGACGCCAACGGGATCGCGTCGGGGTTCTTTGACGGGCTTTATAAGATCGTGGTGAAGGATTCAGGCGGCACAACCTATTATACCTGGGATAATTGGAGCGCGGGCCTCTACGATACCAGCTTTGTCAACGTACTGGACTACGGCGCGGTGGGCGATGGGGTGACGGACGATACCACCGCCGTCGCCGCCGCCGTGGCCGCCGCCTACGCCGCTGAAAGCGCGGTGATCTGGCCTCCAGGGTCCTACCTCACGACGGCGACGATCCCGAATCTCCATGATGTCAGGCACCACGGGCCTGGGGTCATCAGTAGAGGCGGCATTTCATGGGCCGTGACACCAGATCGCACAACGACTCGGAAGCTATACGTTGACCCAACGGGGCTTGACACGAACGACGGCCTAACAAGCAGTCAGCCACGGCTGACAATTCAAGGGGTCATCAACAAGTTGCATCAATGGGGACCGATCGTGGGAAGGGTGCAGATTTATCTGGCAGCAGGATCATACGGAGAAGTTCTTACCATCCCGAACGGTTTAGCAATCAACGATAATTACTTGGAATTTAAGGGGCCGGCTGACCCTGGCGTGCGCGGCGATCCTTCGTCCTGGCCAGCGGGAGGCGCGATTATTGACGGAACAGGTATGTCCACCTCCTCCAACGGGGTGACGGTGGGGGCCTACAATAACGTCTACTTTGAATATATCCTGTTCCGCGATTGGTATGACACCGGATTGAGCGCAACGGCTCAAGTGGTTAGCGCGGTCGTGATTGAGCATTTCGCCAACGTCTATATGTATGGCTGTTCTGGCATTGGCAACGGCTACAACAATATCTCGATTCAGCCAATGGGTCGGGCGGTTGTCACGGGCGGGATCTTCGATGGAGCCAGGTTTTCGTTTAGTAATACAGGCGGGCGGTTGTCTCTGACGGCCACGGTGAGTACCTATACCACCATCCGTAACGCCGAAGAGTACGGCATTCACGCGAAGCATAATTCTTCAACGGTGCTGGACTATACCGAGTTTTTGGATAATGGGCAAAATGCCGCTGCCGCTACGTATGGCGCAGCTCTGTTTTCCTATAAGTCGGGGACGTCGATTGACACGCGAAGCTGTACGTTTAAGCGCAACAATATCGTTTACAATGCGAGAGGCGGGCATATTGCCACACACCCGTCGGACACCGATACGCTAGGGGCTGGCGCGGACGCAAATGATCGTGTCTGGCTCATTCGCGGATTTGGGACGGATGACCTGATGAATTACCGCTCGCTAGGCGGGAGAGAAATCAGCGTCTCGCACGGCGGGAACTCAACTACAGGCGCGGTGGCGGCGGTGATCTTTGATACTAATGGCGTCATCCCTGCGAGTTATCTCACGGACACCGATCAACATGTAGAAATCGAAATCTTCGCCACAAACGCGGCTGGGGGCACGGCCCAAGTTAGACCTTCGTTTGTGAGTGGCGGCGGGACGCGCTACGAACTGGGCAATTTTCAGATTGCCGCTGCGACCAATGCTCATATTCGCCTCATTGTGCAGACCTCTTCGGACGGCACGATTGCAACGGTGTGGTACGCCACGCAGGGGGCCACTATTGGCGGGGCAACGTCGGGCGTGGCAACGATTAACCCCGTCGTCTTTGATAGCGACACCATGGAGTTTCAGGTGTGGGGCGAAACATCTGCGGGGAATCAGTTATCCATCCGTAAAACGAGGGTTGTTCTGTGGGGATAACATGCGCCCTCGTGTGCAGTTGTGAGTGCGAATGGGCGGATCGTTGACGATGAAATCTAATCATCAAGTCACGAACGTAGCCGACCTGAACCGGATCGGTGTGGTGGAGTTGGAGGTGATACACTAATCTGCCGGCCACGCCACCGGATGCCCGATGAATCGGTCCCACTCACTTCGCGCCTGATCGAGCGGGGGCAGCACATACAGATACGGCTGCCCCTCCTCGGTCTTGGCGGCCCGTCGCTTCGTCACGCTCGGGGCGCACTGCTTCAACAGCCGCCCGATGCTCCGGTCTTCGGGGACGCGGGACCGGATGTTGCGTTCTTTGACGTACCGCCGGAACGCCGCCCGGAAGCGGTCGCACGTCGGTTCACATTGCCACCCGCTCCACTCCGATCCGATGAGCGCCCCTTCTTCAAGGCAGTCGTACCACCACCGGCGGCACGGTCGATCTTTGTCGGCGCGTCGGCGGGCGGGTCGATTTCCGGCAACACGATTGCCAACGGCGGCACAACGGGGATTGACGTGCGGGCTGTGGGCGGGCGGTTGCTGGTCACCGGCAATACGGTCGATTCGACCACGCCGTTCTCAACCAGTGGCACGAACAATGGATTGCGCGTCGTGGAAAACGTCTGGTCTACCACGATCATCCGTGAATTGACCATTGCGGCTGGAGTGGTCACGGCGTATCTGGAATGGCATACGATTGACACAGAGGCGGATGCTGCCACTGACGACCTCAATACCATCAACGGGGGGACTGATGGTGGAGTCGTAACCTTCCGGGCATCCAGCGGTGCGCGGGATGTGGTGTTCAAGGACAGCACGGGCAACCTGCAATTAGCCGGAGACTTCACGTTAAACAACACACAGGACACCATCACCCTTAGATATATGGGCGGGACATGGTACGAACTCAGCCGCAGCGACAATGGGGCGTAGTGGAACCATGTTACTAAATACGAAGTCGTTCATTAACCGAGGAGTTCCTATGCGTTCATAAAGCCCTCCCTTTTAACGCATAATAATTCCTACGGGCATTGGGTGTAAATATAGTCTCCATTGATGACGGCGGTACAGGTGCGCGGGGCTTGATAG